GCACGGGCCTGTATCACTGGTTTGTCTCTTTCGAGAGATATTGATCGTTGCAAGGATATGCGTAGGTACTTGAGAATACCTGAGCACTATCCCGCTCCAGTCAACCTCTCGTCAGGCGTCATTAAATTTGATGTTCCAAGGTCGCATTCCACTCATGGGCTGTCTTTCGGCGGTGGTAGCCAATGTTTCCCACTTCGAGGTCTAGTAGCGGTCCCAGGACATGATCCTGAGGGCCGTGAAGTTCCTTGGTGGGCTACAATTGGTCCTGCCGTCCGATCGACAGCGGAGAAACACCCCGGTTCGTGGGGGGCAATTCGACGTGTCGCCCTTCGGTGTCATCCAGGATTGGTTTCCTGGGCACACCGTCGCGGCTTCGCAGTCTATGCCCCTCGCGAGTTCGGAGGATTCTCCTTTCCGTCCAAGCGTCCCTGGGATGCAACGCGTGCTAAGAGTGTGATACCTAACTGGTTGAAGGGGGGCCTTATGACGAGTCTTTTCGGGACTTCCAATCCCGATGACTACGGTCAATTGGCGCGCCCCTGGACCATGCTTAGGTCTGGAGCTTGGAGAGAGATGGCTGACGGCGACGTCGGCGACCTCTTCTCTCATTCCTACCGCACTCTTCGCAGAAGGACGGACGGTTCTAAACCAGAGGTAGTGGAATCTACTTATCCCGAATTGGTTGGCATCAAGCCTTCCGATCTTCGGGAGAAAGCCATTTTGGCTCGCTCATCTGAATATACCCTCATGTTGGGGGTTAATCCTTTTGAGCGTTTTAAGATTCCGCCTGCTAAGGTTGCAGGATCCGTCCGCCGCAAGGCTAAGACTCTTGCCCTCAAGTGGCCCGGTGCTCGTCTCGGTGGAGTTAAATCCATCGGTGACTTGCTAAGGGCGTACCAAGAGCGTGAGTCTCAGTCCTTCATTGTCGCAGTCCCAGAGAATTGGGAACAACATCAGAGCGGACCCGGCGGCCCCATTCCCTCACGGGTCTGGGGTCGTCGATCGGCCCAACGCAAGATTGCTCTTGCATTGGGATGGACGTCGGTCGTCCCGGGAATTGTTAGGCCCAAGAAGGTTGTTCCACCCTCTCCACCATTACCTGTTTATAAGGTTTCTAGGCAGAGAGAAAGTGGGCCCTTCAAGGGTGCCCTCCCTTACTGGCTACGGCGTGGTCATGGTCCGAACTTAGGTTCGGGTCAGGCCATTGCCGCCAGGAGAGAGCGTGCTAAGCAGCTCCCGGAACGTAACGTTCG